TCCTCTGCACGTTGAGCAGCCGCATTTATTGTTTTGTATGCGTATGTAAAAGATGATCCTTCTTTACCTGAAGGAACACCTGCCATACTGTCATCACCTTTGGTGCTTACAAAAAGAACTTCAGGAGAACTGTATGCTGTGTTATCAACATAAAATTTTGTTGCGGCTTGTAAATCTTCTGAACCATTAGGTGTACCACTGCCTGCTAAGTCACCTGGATGATCATGCAAGAACAAAGCACCTTCCATTGTGTCACCTTGACGTCTAGTAACACCGTCTCTAGGTACGGCAACATCAGATAAGAAGTTACCTGTTAGAGTTGCATCAAACCCTGCATCAGTAATTGTGTGTACATCATCACTTGCAATAGTTCCACTAACAACAATTTTTTGTGCTTCTGCTGTAGTATCACTTTCTTGCGATGCATCGTTTTGGTTAGCAAATAAAGATAATTTTGTATTTGTTTTGTATCTAATGTAATATGTAGTTCCGCTTACAAGATTAGTTGGATCTGTATCTTCTGCATTAAATTTATATGCAGTACCATTTATTCCACTATCAAACCCATGTGCAGATGCAAATTCTAAATCACCTAAATCATAACGTAAGACTGTTAATACAAATCCGTCGCGGTTAGCTGGTTCGCCTGCAACACGAATAGGCAATCCTGCACCTATGTAACGCCTATCAGCATATCCTCTAGTAATTACTAAGTCATCAATAGTATAGCTAGTATCACCGTCGTGGTCATTATTTAAATTTTCTGCAGCCTGATCACTTACAGTAACACCTGCAATGGCTTTTCCTGCCGCATTTAGTCCACCTCCTAAACTAGGAGAAAGGTCATCTGATAGTTGTGTAAAGGCTGTGGAGATAACAAGTTTGCCTGCAACACTAAAATCAAAAGATATAGTATCTGCTTTAGTATTATCTAATGCACTATTACTTGCAAGAACATTTTGTACTACAGCAGTTCCTGCTGTGTTAGTCATAATGATTCTATTTTGTTCTAATGTATCAGGTGTATCAGATAGTGTTGTAAAATTAATTTGCCCACCAACACCAAAGACTGCGTACAGTTCTGTAAAATTTTCGTTTACTTTACGAAAAGACTCGCGTATACTATCACCGGTAGCGTCATTACCTTCGGTACCGATATTTACTTCTTGTTTTGCCATATTTTACTCCAAATAGGTAAGGAAAACCTTTGTTAAACATATTTATCCTTTCATTTTATAATCCGAATGTAAATACAGTATGTATTTGAATGAATATAAAATTAAAAGACTATTTTCTCGCACTAGTAATAAAGGAATTACACATGATTATTTCAGACATGTGACGATGGTATTACTAAAATGTGATTGTTGTGATATAGAGTTTGAGCGTGAAAGAGGTAAAATGGATTACAAACGTCTAAATAATAACTACTTTCACGTGTGTGCTGAATGTGATAGTAAAAGGTTTGCCCAGAAAAAAGGTGTAGAACGAAAACAAGTTTGGAATATGAGTGCTAGTAGTGATATACCTATAGGAAAACTTTAAACAGCGAAGCTTTCTCCGCACCCACAAGAAGCAGTTGCATTTGGATTTTTTACAGCAAGGTAGCTTCCACCTAATTCTGTTACATAATCTATGGTGCAACCAAATACAAACATTTCTGCCATAGGATCTAAATATAAATTAGCCACAGTGGCTTCTTTGTCAGTAGTTCCCCATTCATATTGAAAGCCACTACAACCACCACCTTTTACTGTCAATGATACGTTAGGATCACCTACCTTTGCAAGATAGTCTTTAGCGGCATCTGTAAGCTGAATTATCCCTTTTGCCATATAGTCCATACTCCGTAAGCAATAGCGATACCGGCAGCAATTTTAGCAATAGGTGCTAAAAACAATACCATCAAGCCAAGTATAATTAATGCCGCTCCGTCCCATGTTGTACGTTCTTTCATTCTTGCATCAAGCCACTTTTTCAACATTGTGTTCTCCTTTATAATATTTATATAGATTTATGCTTGCAAGGTTTTTTGCCTTGCTTTCTACCATAATATCAGCTGTGTCTCCAAAAGACAAAGCCCAATCGTTAACAGCCCAATTCCACATAAAGTCACTATGAGCACGTAGTTTTTGCTTTTTATATCCTTGTTCAATTAAATTCTCCATGTTAGGTAACGTAAAAGGATTATGATCTATGAGTATATCTTCACGTGATACACTGTAATGTATTACAGGACGTACACCACGCCAACTGTCCATTAAGCGTAGATATCTATCGTCGGATGGAAGAATATATTCAGCTTCACGGACCCAGTGGTGGTGTATGTCGAGTACGAGGGCACATGTGTCGACCAACTCGAGACTTGCTTCGATCCCCCATTTATTTTCGTCATTTTCAATCGTGATTGTGTTTCTCGCCTCCGGAGATAATCTTGTGTTAACTGCGTGTTTAATACCGGCTGGACCTTGCCTGCCGGATATATGGATGTTACATTTGAAGTCTTGGAACGATTGGCCATAGCCCATCCATCTGATGCAATCAACATGATATTCAAACTCCTCTATAGATCTTTCAACAATGTCAGGATTATCAGAAGCAAGAACGGTAAACTGCCCAGGATGCATAGAAAGCCTAACATCAAGCTCCCTTGCTCTTGCCCCGATCGGCGCAAAATGTTTTTCGCAGTATGCTCTAACATCAGGCTTACGCCAGTAGTAAGACCACGTAGGCTCAGTATAAACAGGAAGAACATCACTACCCAGCCTAACCATTCTAAGTTCATTTGGTAAACTCCCAACATATTCAATCAAGTTACCATAGGACTTTATATTGTGCTCCATGATATCCCATAAACGTTGTTCAGCAACTTCTTTAGTTTGTCTATTCAACCACTGAACAGTTGTGCTTCGTGTATTTAGTGGACGCTGGATCTCTTCTAATAATTTTTTCTTTTGTGTCTGATCTGGATGCATGTATTTGCATGCAAAACCTATACGTCTAACCATTAATAATACCTTTTATCTTCCAAGGTGTAAAACTTACACTGCCTAAGCTAATATGATCTGCACCAGCTTCAATATATGCATCTGCATCTTGTTTTGTAAACACCCCGCCACCTGCAATAATTTTCACATGCGGATGTTTGTTCTTAATATAATCTATTATTTTCATTGTGTATGGCATAACAATTTTACCTGACAGTCCACCTTTCGTACTTGGTACAGTATTACTTGCATGAATATAATTATAACCCATATCAACTAATTTGTCAACCATATTATTATCTGCAATAGGAGGTATTTTTACAATAGTAAATTCTCCACGCATATGATTAGGAAATTTATCAAAGCCAGGCCAGCTCATTGTGTCGTTACATGTTTCTAAATTAGGGCAACTAATATTAAGTTCTATATTTCTATCAGGACCAATTGCCATGAGTATCTTTTCCCAGTCGCTTGATTCAATTGCCGCAACACTCAACACTTGGTTATATGATGTTTTAAACATTCCAGCAAATATACCAGGATTTCTTAGTCCTAATTGGTTACGCCATCCCCAACCTGCTTCTGTTTTTACATATCTAAGTGTCTTTAAAATTTGTTTAAAACGTCCAGGTCTTGGATTTACTGTAAATGTTCCTTTAACACTTATAGCATTTTTAAATTTTAAATAATTTCCAAATGGTGCCGCAATAAAATATTTCATATCAACTCGTGCCAGTTTTTTACAACCCAAGGATCTTGACATCTATGTGGGTTAGGATCTCCATGAAAAACACAAATACAACATTCCGGTGGGGGTGTGACAGATTCTATTTGTTCTAATATTCTGTTGCCTCTTGTGCCGCCAGGCTTAAAATTTTTTGTTCTTCTTATTTCCCACTTCCAACTTCTAATCCACTCATCCGGAAAGTAGGTGGCAACATTTTTTCCTTGGTCCCAAATCCAATCTTGATCTCCATGGAATCTACGCATGTTAGACATGGCATTATTAATAAAATTAGTATAGATAAATTCATGATCTCCGGCTTCCCATCTCATCACACTGCTGTTAAATTTTTCCCATTGTGGACGCATTGCTCTAGTAAAGTCTCTACAAATTAACCATTGCCCTGGTTTGTAACTAAAAATTCGATCAAAATTATCTGCAATAACTACGTCAAGATCCAAATATAATATTGTCCCTTTTAATTCTAACTCGTTACTAAACAACCAAGGCTTATACCACCATCCAGACATTGCACTCTTTGGTAACTTAATTACATTGATTCCAGATAATAAATTCTGCGGATCTTCTGTCGCACAGAAAAATTTAAATTCTAAAGAGCAATGCTTTTTACAAGCTGAGAATAATTTATTAACGTAACTGCTGTCGTATTTTGCACCGTGTTTCAAACACAAAATATTTATCTGGTGGGCATCAGGGTCTTTTTTTAGTTTCCGTGCATGAGCTTTTGCAATTTTACGTTGTTGTTTTTCTCTCTTTAGTTTTCTATATTCTTCTTTAGTGTATAGACTTTTATCAATCTTCATCTGGAAATTTTGTCTTTTGCCATGTGAAGGGTGTGTATATGGCACTGTTTGCACCATGTTCACTACACTCTGCACTTTCACACCAACAACGGTTATCAGTTTGTTCACGTACAAGTTTGTCTGCAAATCTCCATGCATGTTCAGCAAACTTTTCTGCACCTACACCATCTAGGACTGTAATTTGACATAGCTTTTTTGTTTCAAGTATTCGAAAATCATTTAGATGTGGATCGTTCTCATCAATAACTGTTTTATGATCAAATGTATCTTCAAGCCAATTCTTCAATGGCTTTAGTCCTCCGAAATCAACTGCCCAATTCTTATTATCAAGATCACTACAACCAAATGTAAATTTAAATGCTAAACTGTAACCATGCAAATATTTACAATGTGAATGATCTGCGTGTGGCTGTCTAAACACTGCTGATAGTCCTATATTGTGTCCATAAGTTTTTGTACTGTAATATGCCATATTTTCTCCTAATACTATTAGTTATTATACTATAAACTGTCTATGTTGTCAACTGAAACATTAGGGTATTGCCATGCTTTTGGTAATTTCCAATCTTTTATATTATAAATTTTATATTTCTTTTTTGGAAAACATTCAAATACTTTACCTATTTGATGGATCCAATATCTAGGATCAATAGCATCTTTGTCGCTCTTATCATAATTATCAGTATCTTTATACAAATTATTGATTTTATTTGTTGCACTATATAAATCAAAACCAATTAATTTAATTTTTTTACTTTGTAACGATGCTTGTAAAACAGCATAAGGACCACTACCCCATTGAAAGGGTTCATCAACTCTTTCAGTACCTTCATAAGGCAAATCTGGAACCGCAGATACATTCTCACCATAGAATCTGTCTATCCAATCTTTTCTGGTTAGTATTTCATTTGGAAAATTATTTTTGATAGCTTCCGTTACCATACGTCTATCAACACACACTAAACAATCCACTATGTAGTCTCTCTGAATAGCATTACAACCAACCTTCATACCATTTAGGTTGTTAATATCTATTTGAGTCCTACTCTCTCCGTTTCCGATTGCCCATGTCATTTTTTAAGGATTTTAATTCTTCTTTTACTTCTTCGAATTTTACTTTTGTACTTAGCATCATCCTTACTACTCTAAGTATTTTTGTTAATGCCCACCACCACCATGCTACACTTACTAATACCCAGATAATAATAACAGTAAATGCGTATACTGTGATCCATTTTTCGAAAAAGAAAGCAATTAACAACATTCCAGCCATTGCAACAAAAGGGGCAGTGCGTCCTAATAATGCCCAGGCTGAAACTTCTTTTTCTGTTTTATTTACAAAATTCTTTTCTTCGGACATCGATCACCGGGAAATTTGTCCGAATTCATTCCACTCACCTGGTGAGCCGCTTCGTACACATATCCAACCTACATAGCCACTGGGTTGTGGACTTGAGTTGTATATTATATCGCCTTTGATATAATTTCCTGATGTTGGTAAACTGTCTAACCATTGTACAGTATGCCCTTGTACTTTTATAGGTCCTGCAACTGCAAGATCTACATCATTAAAATTTTTAACACCGATTCCTAGTTTACCTTCAACAGTAACTTTATCTATTAAAGTAATGCCGCCTGTTTGTCCGACTTTTATTCTTACAGTATCATCTGTGATAATGTCTAAGCCAGTCGTACTCCAAGTACCAATTTTAAATTCACTATCTTCTGTTGGATCTATTATAAACTCATGATCCAAACTTTTTAAAGCTAATTGTCCGTTAGGTTCTGGTGTGCCAATACCAAATCTTTCTGTGTTAGCATCGTAGTGTACATATTCATCTACATTAAGACTTCCTTCGAGACGCAAGTTTTTAAGTGTGCCAACACTAGTAAGTTTACTATTAGTTACACTATCTCCTAATTTGGTAAACTCTAGTACAGGTATGCCTTCTATCATATAAGACTTTTCTCTATTTAGATCTATATGTTCACTTGAAAACAATTTGTCTGGGTTTGGTTGAAATGTAAACTGTCTAGTGTGACCTACACCTGTCCAAATTAAACCTTTACCATGTCCGCCTTGAAATTCTAAAGGACTAGTTCTTTCATTTCTAACATCAGCAGTGATTTCATCTACATGTAATTTTGTAGCTGTAATACTGCCTGTAACAGCTAGATCGCCTTGCACTGTTAGATTATTAGCAATTACTTTTGTTTTAATTACATCAACAGAGATACCATCATCTGCAATAGTCAGTACAAAATCCTTTGCATTATCTTTTATTCCAGCACTAGAAAAGTTAGTAATACGTCCGCCGTTTATTTTATTACCTGACAATTCTCTATCTAATATTTCAGGCTTTGCACTATTAGGTCGAGCCTCTAGCGATTCTATAGCAGTTGCTAATGCGTCTAAATTTTCTCTGATGGTCATACCTGTTCCTTCACTGTACAAGTATATTTATCAAACAACCTTTAGCAATACTGTATCAGGATTACAACGACCATTTAGTTTTGTATCTGTTGTTTTTATATCTTCCATATATTTACGAAGTTTTACTTTACCAGCATCTTTAAATTCTTTTAATTGTTCTGTAGGTTTACGTAATGTTTTTTGTATACTATCGTTTTCATTATAACCTATAATTGTTGTGCCTTTAACACTTAGTCCACTACCTTGTCTTTGCATGCCTTTTGGATCTATATTGCTTGCAATATATTTTCCTATCTTTCTTGTTTTTGTATTGAACACCCAAAGTTCATTTGCACCTATGATTTGATCAGGTGAAATACTTGCAAGTTTATATTTTTCATCTGTGGTGCAATATTTTAATTTAGCTACAAGTTTATCTGCACTGTAAACTTTAGGTTTACGTGGTTTACGTGTTGCTTTTGCACTATCGATTACAAAATCAAGTGCAGAAATAAGTTCTCCAATAGCTATTCTATATTTTTTAATATCTGCTTTTTTTATATGAGAATATCCTTCTTTAAGTTGTGCCCAAAGATCCTGATCCAATTCACTCATCTTCTTCAATTGACCTGATGTAGGATATCTTTCTAGTTGATCAAAATCGACCAAAGCATCTACATAATAAGTTTTTAGTTTTCGAGCATGTGCTTGTGTAACTCTCATTTTTGTAAAATGGTCTTTAAAGTTAAATCCTTTAGGATCAAACGTATCAGGATCTAGTGTCCAGCCTTCTAACCAATCTTCTATAGCTTCAGATTGTATTTGTGCTTGATCACGGATACGTTCTTGTATTGTTGGAACGTATAAATTTTTCTTTTCTTTTTCTTCTTTGTTTTTTACGATTGTAATTTTAGAGCCTTCTTCAATTGCTTTTTCAATCTTAACTTTTAAAAATTCTGTAGCAGGATGTGTCGTACCCATTGTGCCTGCTAAACTTTCCCAATATTCTGCTTCTTTTGGATTATAATCTGGCATACCACACAACAACATTTTTGCAGTAATAGAAGCAGTGATACTTAAAGTATAGCCTGGCGCCGCTTTTGCTTTTTTAATCTGATCTTTTGTGTATCCGTTTTTATCCATCCATTGCCACGCAAAAGGATAAAGATCTGCAGGTTTAAAATTTTGATAGTAAAAGTCTCTAGTTGCTGATTTGAAGCGATGAAACTTTTCACCAGACCATTCTTCCCAGCCTTCCCAACTTGGATCAGCTAACTTACCACCTCTTTTTATTCTAGGTGCCGCTCTTACTGTTTTCTTTTTTGTTCTTTTGGGCAATGGCATGGAAATCTCCTATGTTGTTTTATAGCAGTATATAGCAAAGGTGGTGATGTGTCAAGTAAAAATGGTTATCTAAAATGATTACGTACCATATCTACAAAAATTCTTACGTTTGCAGGTGGTGTGTCTTTTAGTATGCCATGACCTAATCCGCAGACCCAACCAGTAGTATCTTCAACAGTATCTAACCATTTTTTAATTTCATATCTTAAAATTGTTTCAGAGTTTTGTATAAGAAGAGTTTCATCAAAATTGCCTTGCACAAAACCCTTTTGTACTTTTTGTAACATTTTAGGCAGATCAACAGTACTATCAATACCTATTCCGCTAAATTCTATTTCTATTAATTTATTCATACTGTTGTAGGGTAAATTTTTAGAATAGTATACTGTGTTCTCGAGTGACGCTAAATCTTCAAGTATCTTACAATACTCTTTATCAAACAAACCTTTAGGCATATTGTGTAATCCACTGTCAAATATCATTACACTATCTGCACCTGCTTTGGTTTGTTGTCTTATACTATTTTGTAATAAAGGCACTAGATTGTCTTTAATAAATTTTATTTTAAATTGATTACTAACCTTGCTTTGTCCACATGCATAATTCATTAGTGTCCAAGGACCACCCACAAATCCAACAAGATTTTTTTTGAAGGGTAATTTTTCTTTTGTTTTCTTGATTGCCCTAGCTTGGAATTCTAAATGGTTAATAGATTTTTGTTTATACAGATGATTTTTGTAGTTTTCTTCTGTGAGGTCAAATTCAAACTTAGGACTAGGATCAAATTTTAAAGGAATACCTAATGATTCTATGTGGAACAGTATGTCGCTAAACAGAATAGCTACATCAAAATCATATTCTGTTATGGGCAACATAGCGACATCAGATGCTATCTGTGGTAGTTTACACATTTGCTCAAAAGAAAACTTTTCTTTAAAAGCTCTATAAGATGCTTGGTAGCGTCCTGCCTGTCTCATCATCCATATTGGAGGACAAGATTGGCCTACCCTATTACGAGCATTGTCAAATAATGTTTCGGTCATCTAATTATTTAATTACATGCCCAAATTCATTAAAATTAGCTTTAATGTTAGATCTTCTCACCAGGCTCAAATCCACGAAACGTTTTAAAACGTGGAAAACGTAGACTGTATGTGTCTGAATCTTGTGACTTTGTTCTTGCGTCTGCTCTGATTTCTATTAAAGAACCAACGAGGTTATTACGCTCAGTCCAGAACTGATCACGTTGACTGTCAGTGAAACCACTCCCACAGTTAAGGTTATAAGTGTATCCATCATCTTCTCCTTCAACTATAACGGCTCCAAGCCTGCCTTCGTTACGACCTGTGCCTTCTTCTACTGCAACTACTTTAAGTGTTACTTCTATAAACGGCTTTGCTTTGAGCCAACTGTGTGTTCTTTTACATTCATACGGAGCATTAGGATCCTTTATCATAACCCCTTCATATCCACCGTCTACAGCCGCTTTATTAAGCTCTACAAAGCGGGTCTGTCCTTCTTGAGTATCTAAGTCCACATCTTCCCAATCAAGTGTTTGTACATGTTTTAACACATCTTTGTTTTCATTTACCCAAGCCTTTACTGCTTGACTCCTAAATGACTGTGGCTTATCCCAAACACCTTTTTGGAATTCGGATAGTGGACACATATCAAATAAGTGTAGCACTGCATCTTCAGATTGTTTGCCATCTTTACGATGCACTTGTTTCATAAGATCTTGAAAGTTTGCACTCATCACTTCACCATCTAAAACTAGATCATATGGTGGTTGTTTTTCTTTAACCACTGCTTCAATTTCAGCAATGATGTGTCCGAAGTTGTGAAACTGTTTACCATTCCTACTAAACATTTCAACCTTACATGCCTGCTTATGGCTTGTGTCGCCCCTAACTATTGTAATAACTCTTACACCATCTAGTTTTACTTCAACCTGCTTTTTTCCAATCATTTTCTTTTCGTGATTAGCAGAATCGTGTGCAAGAGGGCAAGTAAAAATTGGTACAGAATATTGCGGAAAATCCTTAGCAATCTTGTTTACAGTCTTTTCTGAAACACCACAACGAAGATCTTTTATAAGAATTCTACGATAAAACATATTCCATTGATCAATTGTTGCAGTATCCTTACACAATATGATTGCATCACGTGCCGCATGTCCAGTCAAACTACGATCAATAAGTTTATTTGCAAGTTCTTTAAATGTTGCCCAAGCAAGTCCTTGGCCATCTACTGTTGCTTCAGGAACTTGCTTGACCCCAAAAGTTACTAAGGGATCAAGCGCCATACGTACACCTTCAAAGAATTCATCGAGCCCCTGTTGCATTGCCACTTTTAGAATTGCTT